GGACCTATAAACAAAGTGCCCGTCTTCTTGGGCTGCCCCATTATTCAAGTCGTCCCAAGTCAACTGAACAGTAGTCATCACAGCACCTCAGCCGTCAAATTACCCGGTGGTTGCAACAGAATAGTGTGGAGTGTTGGGCGCTGCCAGCTTTCGTAGCCACCCCGCACGGATGCGATTGCGAACCGGACACGTACCGTGCCAGAAGGCAGCACAGTGGCATCGTTCCAATCGTAAGTGGCTACACCACCAACGTTGACATCGGTTACAGTCGAAAGGACCGCGTCAGTTGCATCAAGCGCGTCCACCACAATTCTGTAAGTAGTGCCTGCTTCTGGCCCAATAGAAGCGTCATCGTGGTCTTCCGGTACAGGTGTAGTTTGCATGGTGCGGTCACGATGCACCCAAGTAAGCACAACGTCGTCGGTGTACTGGTTTTGTACGTAGCTTCCGTTGAGTTTAAACTGACCCGGTGGGTATGGCCGAATGGCCCGGCTGGCAAACACAACGGTGTCCACGGGGGCGGCTGGCAGGGTGAGCGTGTCGCCAGTGAGATTTGTTAGTAGTTTTACGTCAATCGACTCACTGGCGACGTATTGGGTTTCGCGGGGGTCAGCCGTTTGCAAGAAGACGACACGCGACCCAATGGCGTGTTCAACGGGCGCTGTGTCAAGGCAAGCGCGACCGATGGTGAGGTCGATGTTCCCTGCGTTTTCGGCCATAGCGTCAATACGCACCAACTCGGTGCCAATCAGCGCAAGGCTGTTGGCAGTGACAGCCGAAAGATCGCTGGACAGCGGGACCGTAACCACAACGTCGTCAGCTTCCGAAGTCAACGCCGTGAGCGTCAGCACGGAGGTTACAAACTCCACATCGTCTGCGCTTTCGTAGTCCGCGCCAGCATCCACCGCAACCGTTATGTTTCTATGTGACGGTGTTGGGCGCGTACCCGTGGCCAACAACACACCAAGGTCGGGGTCAGTGGCCAGAGCGTTGTCAACGTCTTCTTGTGTTTGATCGAACACCATCAGGTAATAGGGTGCTTCTTGAACCACTCTGTACGGCGAGGGTTCAGCACGGGGGGTTGCAGCAGCCGGGGGGGCAGCCGGGGTTCCCATGACTTCGGAGGGAGGCAGGGCGTAACGGTCTTCGCTGATTTTCACATACACCGAATTATCGCGCCCGTCGCCTTCTTGGGACTCCATCACGCGCACGACGACGTTTTCAATCCCGAGTAGGGGTTCGTTAATGATGAACGGTTCACCGATTTCCAGTTCGGGTGGCAGATAAGCCAGCCTGATTTGCCCCGCAAGCAGGGGGCGGTCCTGAACCGAAAGGTCGCGCAAGCAAACTCGGGTAGCGAGGTCAGAGGTAGTTATGGCGAAGTACTCTACAGGCTCGCTGGGTATGACACGTGGTGGCGAGACGCGCCGGACCCCTGCGGTGTTTGTCCTCGTTACGCTGGCCGATTCACCGTTCTCACGTTTGGTGTAAACCACGGTGAGTTGGTTGGGGGTCTCGCTCCTCATTACGCGGTCCAAACCAGCCCATTCCAGCACGATGGACGAGTCCAACACTGGCAAATCCTCAGGGTTGTAGTCGTTCCTGATGGCTTTTAGTTCTATTTTGCCCGTGCGACGGCTGCGATACGAAATCGCATCGACGTGCCTTTCTACGTCCAGCCTGTCTTCTTCAACTTGATCCGCCCCGCGAAAGCGCGGGGACAAACCGAATTTTTCAGCGTAGAAACGGTCGGCCTCAATGGCAAAGCTGTCACCAATTTCGCTTTCTTCCGCGATGCCGCCTCTCATGGGGTCCACCCACAAACAGCGAATGATGTGCGCGGGGTTCATGTCCGCCCACGTCAACAGGGCACTAGTGAAAGCCATCTGCAGGGCATCAGGATCGGAACCGGATATGACAGGAACGCCATCAGAGTCCGTGTTGTCGATTTGTGAAGTATAAGTGGTGTCGGCCAAGTCTATGTTGAAAGCATAAACCTCAACACCGCTGATGGCTTCAAGCGCCGCAACAGCCGCAGGCACCGAAGCGATGTCGGGTACGCCGTCGCTGGTAAATATAACGACCTTGCGCCTTTCTTCGCTTCGGGCTTGCCCACCAATGGACCCGACGATGGAAGTGCCCGGAAGGCTCAGGGCAACGCCGTCCAAAAGGGACCCGTCGCCAAGACTACGACGCAGAGAACGATCCGAACCAAAAAACGTAGAAGCCGACGCAACGGCCCCAGCCCAATCACCGCCCAGCGAAAGAGTAGTGTAAGCTTCGAGCCAAAGGGCTATGTCTTCGTAGTCGTCGTCAGTGCAGTCTGATCTTTCAATACTGCCATTGATGACTCCACTGAAAGCGACGATTCTGACGCTGTTGACCGTGCCCTTGAGAGAGCGGATAAACCCAGCCAGTGCAGTTTTCTGGGTGGTCAGCCGGGTGCCTGTCATGGACAAGGACGTGTCCATAGCGATGTATATGGAAGCGCCACCGCCGCCCATTTCAGCACCAATCAGCGCCTTGTCAAGCTTCCAGCCACGGGCGATGCCAGCCGCGTTGAAAAGCTTATACGACATGTTAGGGAGGCGGGCAGAGTTTGCACCGATGTAGGGCCTGCGCCAAACCAACGAAACAACCCCGCGATAAGCGGAGGTCAAAGCGCCAAGTTGAGAAGCCAAGTAGTCGTTCACGCCCTGCGACGTGTTGCCGTCCAGCAGATCAAAAAGACCGCTGAAACCGCCCTCGCGCTTGTTGCCCCCAAACAACTCGGGCTTGTTGATGCTGCCACGTCCACTGCGCAACAACCCGCGCCAAGCTGGTTTCTCGGCAAGATCGATGGCCAGAAGAGCATCAAGCTGACGACACAGCACCTTGTGCATGCCAGTGCCATACTTATGGCCGATAGTCTGCTTCTTACCCACGCCCATTGTTGGCCTCTTTTTCTTCTCGTTCTTTAGCCACAGCTTCCAAACGGTTGATCAAGTCATGGTGGTGGCCCAAGGCCCTGACATCTTCCACTAGAATCCCATTGGCCTTAAAATCGTTCCAATCGAGACCATTCGGCACGAAAAACTTATCACGCGCCCGGTCGCAAAGACGGACCGATGGGTGGCGGAAGTCCTGATGGATGATGCGTGTCATTTCTTCTTCGGCTTTTCGCGGATTGGCTCGGACCAAAAGTCACCCTGCCACGCCACGTAAGAGTTTTTCTGCCAAGTGGTGCCAGCGAAGTCGAGGATGCGGTCTCCTTCGTTGGCGGTTGGCCTGTCGATGCTGGTGGCAGCGGTTGGGCCTTTCGGGGGTTTCTGAAACAGAGACGCCGCAAGGTTAAACAGGATGCCAAGTACTAGACGCCAAAACATTACTCCAAGGCCCTCCCATCGAAAGGAGACTCAGTCATCCACCAGAACCCACCAAAGTTCTCGATGTTGTCAAAAGTCGCACAATTATCCGGGGTCAAGTTGCAACCCGGCACTAGGTCGGCGTCTTCTGGTATTGCCGCAGCCAAACCGACAGGGACGGCTTCTAGCGTCAATAACGCGCCAGAGTGTTCCTGCACGAAGTACTCGTTTCCGGCCCAGAACAAGATGCCAGCGGTGAAAGCGCCCTCGGGTTGCAGCGCGGCAAGGGGCACTGTGACCACGCGGCCAGATACAGCCGTGATGCTGACTACCTGCTTCCAGTCATCCACATTGAGCCTGCACCCACCGCCATCGTCGGTCGTGAAGTAGTGAGCGTGGCGGCAGAGGCGTTGCATGACTTGCGCCACGCTTGATCGCGCCATCGCCGTGAAACCTTCCTCACAGCGCAAGGTGACTGCCAACAAGCCCGGCTTTATGCCAACCACGCGGCCAGCGAACTTTACTTCGTACTCTTCATCCGGGTCGCCAACAAAAGTCTGCCAGATGGTCACGGTAACGTCGCCTTGTCCGTCATAGTGTAGCAAAGTTTGAGCGATGTCGCCTGTGGTAGGCAAGCTGACGTTGACTTCTGCCCGTTCGGAACGAGTTGTTTGGGTCACGCCACCATTCAGGATGGCGGTGCTAATCCAGTTCTGTGTGGAAGCAAAAGTAGCATCCGGCTTGCCAGCGCTGGAGACAAAATCACGCCCACGGCTTGTGACGTGATAAGTGGCCACGCCGGGCACAACCACACGGTAAAGCCACGCCGTCCTTTTACCGAAAATCTGGCTGAGGTAGTCAGAGAAAGCCATTACGGGACCTCAACAACAGGAGCAGTACAAGTAGCTGCAAGGCCCCCTGCTGCAAACTGATAATAAATCTCCACCTGATCAGTATCAAGCCTGCACTTGTGCGTGAGACTGACAATGGCACCAGCCGTAAAAGCCACGCCAGTAGGAGTGATATTCAGGGTTTGGCTGTATTCTGTGCCGGATGCCCCTAGGACTTGCCTAGTAACGTGGTTGGCACCTTCGCTAAAAGTGATGCGTCTGCCGATCATGGAAGAGTTACTAGCGCAAGGTTTCACAGACACGCTGCTGGCACCAGAGAGCACGGGGGCCAGCAAAGTCATGTCTTTCTGGCCCGTGGGTGACCAAAAAGCACCGTCGCGGCCTCTCAAGTGGTGCAGAAACCTTCTGCGTTCCCACCGAGCAGCGTGGCCTTTGTCGTACCAACTCACTGTTCCGTATCGCCTTACGTAGGTTTCGGCTTGCTGCAATGCGTAAGCACCGAACCCGGAAATAAAAAGGTCAGCTGATTGGCTAAGAGCCCCGGGCAGAGGCTGAAAAGGAACCCTGCCATCCGTGACCACTGGCAAGCCCCCATGCAGGGGGTACGGGTTATAAGCTAAATCCACGGGTTCTATGGACATAAAGCGCACAGACAACCCCTGCGAAGCGAATACGCTCTGGAAATCCACGCCACCCGGTGCGATGCACCGCACCAAAGGTGCCACCACAACAGGCCGTTGCGATGAACCAGCGTAACCAGACGTCAAACCATCCACGAGTGTTATGTCGCTAACCCCGATGCTGGCTACTTCGCCCTCTTCCCAGTCATCTGGTCCAACACCCACAAAAACCGCTTGGCCCACGCTATAAGCAGCGGGCACAGCAACGGGGATCACCGTGTCTGCTAGAGAAAGCGTGTTGGTGGACACAGTAGCGTTCGGCCATTCCGGTACGAGCCACTCACCGAGAGGGTTAGATCGAACAACGTCGATCATCTTTTCTGCTTGGGCCACTTGCAACACATGACTCATGGAAAGGAACTGAGTAGCGTCTTTCAGGCCATCGCGCCACTCAGCCGATCGCGCCATCCGCACGTCAGTCTCAAACTCCAGGACTTCCTGAAAGCTTTGGGGCCACCAACGCCAAACCTCAGCCATTTGAACGACGCCTTTGCCAAGCCGCTGTGCGTTCGCCCTCTGGGCTGCGCTGCCATGCGTCTATCTTTCTCGGGTCGTCCAGCACCACCACGGGTGCCGGGGCGACGGTCACGCGCGGCGCAGCCATTTCCATCCCATTGTACCTGC